CGAAGACCCAGAGACAGGCCTGTGGGAAGTCAGTAGATGTGCCACGGCATTCGTGCTGATCGACCGCAGTGTATTCGATCGGCTCGCCGATAATGGTATCGCCAAGCGCTATTTGCCGAACGGCACAATTATTCCGGGGCCGTATCTGAAATTCTATAGAAACTATTTCTGGCTGAGCCTCGATCCAATCGAGCCACCGGCGGAGACAGTCAAGGCGCTTGAGGAACTGGGCGTTCCGGGGCCGTATCTAGGTCTAATCGGCGAGGACTTTTACTTCTGTGCTTGGGCCGAGAAGATTGGAGCGAAGATATTTGTTGACCCCAGGGTTAGACTTACTCACTGGGATGGTTGCGTTGCCCATGACGCTAACCTTGCCAATGTGCAGTTCGTGAAGCAGGAAGCGAATGAGGAACGTTGCGTTGCGTAGCCGGGCGAAGCGTAGCGCGGCGCGGCAGGGCGTTGCGTTGCACGGCGAGGCGCTGCGGGGCACGGCCACCAAGATACACGGAAAATAGCGGATTGAAAGGATGACTGATGCGCCGATGGCAAGTCGCTAAGTTGCGCGCGGCTGGATTGGATACATACACGCCAATGACCTGGCAGGAGGCGCAGGCGCTCATTGCTGCGCAACAAATGCCTGCGGTAATTGATGCGCCCGCGCCGCCTACGCAACAAATATCGCCGGCAATTGATGCGCAGCCATGGCCGCCTGCGCATGCCATCACCCGGTCATCCGCGGGCGATCGCACCTGCCCGTATTGCGGTCGTGTGCTGTCCCGCGTGGTGCATCTCAAGCGGCACCTCAACACCTGTCCCGAGCGGTACAAGCCGGAGATAGCCACATGACGACCCGAAGCACCCTCAAAGCCCGGATCGAAGACGACCTTGCCCGCAGCGACATCCCCAATCAGGTCTACGCCGCGATCGACGACGCGATAGCCCATTACCAGAGCACCCGCTTCTACTTCACCGAGACGCGCACCGCGAGCTTCGACACGATCATTGGCCAGAGCTACTACAGCGCCGCCGACGATCCCGACATCCCCGACATGTACGAGATCGACGACATGCAGATCACGGTCTCGGGCAATGTCTACTCGCTCGATCGTGATAGCGCGGTCGTGCTCGAGGACCTGGCCGGCTCGTCAGCCTCGAGCGGCGATCCGCTCTCCTGGGCGTGGGCCGACCAGGGCTACATCCTCTCTCCGACCCCGAATGCCATCCGGTCGATCCGGCTCATCGGCGGCATCAAGAAGGCGGCCCCGACCGACGACACCGCGGGGAATGTCTGGATGACGGACGGCTTCGAGCTGATCAGGTGCCATGCCAAGCTGCTGCTCGCCGTGCATGTCGTCAACGACGCCGGCCTGGGCGAGAGGATGGGCGCGGCGGCGGCGGGGGCCAAGGCGCGGCTGGAGCGCGAGACGAGCTCCAAGCGCGCGACCTCCCGCATCATGGCAACGGCGTTCTAGCCATGCAGGCGTTCGGCAAGTGGGGCCCTGATGCCAGTACATTGAACGTCGCCCTTGCCGGTGACGTGTCGGGCGTATTTCCGGGCCGCACCGGCTACGAGCCCTGGCCGTCGATGACGATCGCGTCAGCCGCTCTCGCCTCGGCCTGCCGCGGGGCCTTCATGGGTCGGACACTGAGCAACTCGAGTGCCATCTTCGCCGGGACCGACAGCACTCTCTATAAGTACGTCAGCATGTCGACCTGGAATGACTTCTCCAAGGTCGGCGGTTATCACCTCGCCACCGACGATCTCTGGTCAATGGTGCAGTACGGGCCCAGCCTCTACGCCGCGCACATCGGCGATCCCATGCAGTCGTGCGATGTCTCGTCGGGGACCATCTTCGCCAACGTCGCCGGCAGCCCGCCCAAGGCGCGCTATCTCGCGGTCGTCGGCGACTTCCTGATGCTCGGCAATACCGAGACGAGCTCGCGCCAGGTCCGCTGGTCGGCGAGAAATGATCCGACGAGCTGGACCCGCTACAGCAAAGACGCCGACAGCCAAGACTTCCCGGATGGTGGCGACGTAATGGGGCTCAGCGGCTGGGAGCGGGGTGGCCTGGTCTTCCAGACCGAGGTCGTCCGGCAAATGTTCCTGCGCCAGGACGCGGCGATCATGGAATTTCACAGGGTCGAAGCGAGCCAGGGAACGCTGGCGCCCTACTCGATCGTGAACAGGCAAGGGACGAGCTACTACTACGCCACCAACGGCTTTCAGCGCATCACGACGGACGGCGCCAGCGAGGGCATCGGCGCCAACTGGCTGGATAGCTGGTTTCTGGACCACAGTAACGCCGCCACCCGGCCGAAGGCGATCGTCGGCTCGTTCACGTTGCGTAGCCCGAAGATCATCTGGCTCTTCGCGGGGCCTGGTAACGGCACGAGCTCGATCTTCGACCACGCGCTTTGCTTCGACCCGACGCTGACCGAAAGCGATTATGGACCGTGGACGCATGCGCCGTTGAGCGCGTCCTACATTTGCCCATCGGGTACGCTCGGAACGACGCTGGATCTGCTTAGCACCGTGACCGGCTACGACATGGACAATCCTCGACTTTACAGCCTCGACAGCGATGTCTGGAAGGGCGGCGCCCCGCGCATGGCGGCATTCGATGGTGCGTTCATGATGAACTTCTTTACGGGCCCGCCTGTGGCGGCAACGCTGCAAACGGGGCTATTCTCGCCGGTGCCGGGATCGCGGGCCTATGTCAATGGCTTTCGGCTGGTCAGCGACGCGGCAAACTCGGCCGGGCGGATCGCAGTCACCGAGCGGCAGCAGACGCCCGAGACGTGGCTGGCGCCCGGCGGCACCTTGACCGATCAGGGCATCATCTACAGCCGGGCCAGCGGGCGGCACATGCGCATGGAAGTCACGATCCCGGCGGGGACGGATTGGAACAAGGCGAGCGGCATCAGCCTCGAGGATGACGAGGGCCTGGTGGCACCGGCAGGGGGACGCTGATGGCGACCATTCTCGAAAACGAAAGCGCGTGGTCGACCAATCACGACCTCAACGCCAACAGCGACACTGGGATCAACTGGGCCGAAAACCAAGACTCGGCGAGCGTCAACAATTCCGCCCGCGGGATGATGGCGGCGCGGGCCAAGGCTCGGCTCGATCAGGGCGGCGCTCTAATCGCGACTGGGGGGGCGAACGCACTCACGGTCACGACACAGCAAGTCCTGTCCGCGCCTCATCTCGCCGGTGGTCAGCGACTGCTTGTCCGCGCGAGTGCCACCAATACATCCGCGACGGTGACGCTGTCGGTGGATGGGCTCACTCCGGCGCCCGTCAAGCGAATAGACGGAAGCGCCCTGTCAATCGGGTCAATCACGAACGGGATGGCGCTCGATCTCATTTACAATCCGGGACTGAGCGAGTGGAGATGCTTGGGCATATCCTCGCTCGCTGGAGGCGGGCATGCTGCGTTCTCGGCGCACAAGGGTGGGACCAATCAAAGCATAGGTAGCACCGGCCCCGTCCAGGTTACTTTCACTACCGAGCTGTTTGATGTGGGATTGTATTATAATCCTGGCGGCAGCACCTGGACGCCTCCGGCCGGGATCGTGTCAATCAGCACAGGGGTGCTTTTGACGAGCTTCGACACGACAACGACGGTTCTCCTCCTCCTCTACAAGAACGGCGTCGCGCACAAGGCGATGACCATCACCAACACATCCACTGGCCAGCTGACTGTCATCGATCAAGCCGATGGGGCGGATGTCTACAAGATCTATGTCGATAGCGTGTCGGATGCCAGCTACACCGTAAGCGGAAGCAGTACATTGACCTTTTTCCAAGGGGCTGTGCTGTAGATGGCTTCTGTCCACCCTGGGACATCATACCATACCAAGCGCACCGCGCTGACCTCGAATGCGCTGACCGTAATTTATACCTGTGGCGACCAGCAGGAACTGGCGTTTGACGTGGTGGGCATCTCGGTGGCGGCAACGAGCGCCAATCCCGACACCTGCTCGATCTACATCAACAGCGGCGGGGTCGATTGGTGCGTCGTGTTCAAGGGCCCGGTCGAGGCGGATTTCCCGCTGCAGATCGAGGGGCTGCCGATTCACTTGGTGCCGGGGGAGATCATCCGCGCGCAGGCGACCAACGCCGCGACGAACATCCTGCACGTCCACGTGAGCGGTCTCAGAACGACGCGC